CAGTTAAAAGCGCGCAATAAAAAAGCGCCGAATTCCTCGGTGCTCATCCTGTCGTTCAAGATTTGCCTCGGCTTCCAGCTTGGATGCCGGGCGTCGGAGCCGTAATCCACGTTCCACGGCGGGTCCGTAAACACAAACCGCGCCTTTTTGCCGCCCATGAGCAGCCGCACGTCCGGCAGGGAGGCGCTGTCGCCGCACATCAGCCGGTGCTTGCCGAGCAGCCAGATATCGCCGCGCCGCGTGACCGGCGTTTCGATTTCCGCAGCCGCTTTGTCCGCGTCGAAATTGTCCTCCCTGACATTGCCGGAGGCTTTGTCGCGGAACAGCTCGTCGATCTCCGCCGCGTCAAAACCGGTCAGCGACACATCGAAACCGTTATCATTTAAATCGCGCAGCAGGTCGGACAGCAGCGGAATATCAAACTCGCCGCTGATTTTGTTGAGCGCTACGTTCAGCGCCTTTTCGCGCTGCGGATCAAGGTCGACCACCACGCAGTCGATTTCCTGATAACCCATCGTTACCAGCACCTTGAATCGCTGGTGTCCGCCTACGATATTGCCGGTGCGTTCGTTCCAGATGACCGGCTCCACATACCCGAACTCCTCGATGGAGCGGCGCAGCTTCTCGTATTCCGCGTCGCCGGGCTTTAAGTCCTTGCGCGGGTTGTATTTCGCCGCCTTGATTTTTGAAACGGGAATTTTCTGTATATCCAAACCTTATCCCTCCAGCCTGACCGCTTTTTCGCCGGTGAAATCTCGCCACCTTTTAACCGCCAAATCGCAGTAAACGGGGGAAAGCTCCATCGCATAGCAGCGGCGCTCGGTCTGCTCCGCCGCGATAATGGTGGTGCCGCTGCCCGAAAAAGGCTCCAGAACAATGCCGCCACGGTCGGAGTGCATTTTCAGGCACCGCCACGGCAGCTCGACGGGAAACATGGCTGGGTGCTCCTTGTTTGCGCGCACCGTCGTCATCTCCCAAATGCCCGCATAGCCCCATTTTTTCCGTTCTTCCTTTGTGAGCCGTTTGACGAACCGATAGCTGTGACCGGCGAAAGCCGAGAGCCACACATACTCCTGATCGTTGTATTCCTCAGTTTCACCGTTTTGGGAAAAAGCCGAAATGTACTCGTACTGCTGCACCGGCTTATTGGATACCAGATGATAAGGTCCCACGCCGAAATTCATGCCCTGCTTTTTCCAGATACGGATCCAGATGGGACGGTAACCGTTGTCGGCAAACATATTCACGCTGTACACGCTGGTCGGTTCAATGAACTGGGAACCGGTGGCGTAAAGGTCGCCCAGGTTCCAGCAGACGATGTCCGCGTATTTGCACAGGTGCTTGATCACCGGCCTTATGGTCTGAAACCACGGCTCGATGCCCGCCTTTTCGTATTCCTTGCCCACGCCGTAAGGCGGCGAAGTGACGGCGCATTGCGCGCGGCCGCCGTCCATCAGCTTTGCGAAGTCAGCCTCGCTGGCGGAGTCCCCGCACATGAGGCGGTGCTTGCCCAGCAGCCAGATATCCCCGCGCCGCGTGATTGCGCCTTCGCCTTCGATGCGTTCTTTTTCCTTGTCCACATCAAAATCGTCCTGCACCGCTTCTTTGGAATAAAAGCGGTTGAGCAGCTCGTCGATTTCCGAAGCGTCGAAGCCGGTGAGGGACACGTCGAACGCGCCCGCATCAAGGTCGGCCATCAATTCGGCCAGCTTAGTTTCGTCCCACTCGCCCTGAATCTTGTTAAGCGCGATATTGAGCGCCTTTTCGCGCTGCGGATCAAGATCGACCACCACACAGTCGATCTCGGTATACCCAAAATCAAGCAATACCTTCAATCGTTGGTGACCGCCCACGATGTTGCCGGTCTGTTTGTTCCAAATAACCGGCTCGACATATCCGAACTCCGCGATGGAACGCTTAAGCTTCTCATATTCCTTATCGCCGGGCTTTAAGTCCTTACGCGGATTGTAGACAACGGGATTTAAAAGCTCGGCTTTGATTTTTTGAATGTTCAAATCAACCACCTCTTCTCGCCGTAAGCAGCCGCTCCATAGCGTCGTCGTGGGGCGTCGCGCCTTTATAATCCGACGCGCAGTTTTCGCGCACCACTTGGTAAATCTGATACCACAGGTTGTTGGCCTGCTTCATGAATGATTGCGACATCGACACATAAGGCGATGGAATGGCGTTGCCGGTGGTCGGATGTTTAGCCAGGAAGCCGAACTCGGTGATGCATTCCTCGCACTGGATCCACCGCGCCACGCTCTGCGCGTACTGTTCCAGAAGCTGCGCGGGGATGAGATGGGCGCAGCGCCGCTCATACAGCCACTGCCACGTTTTTTCGTAAATCTCCACCGCCAGCGTCGCCTTGCCGCTTTTCTGCTTTGCGCCAAGATACTCGCGGGGCGGCGGCATGGTTTGGCCTTCCAGATCGGCGGTATCCTTGAACTCGATGACCGTCAGCGGGCGCTTGCCCGGATTGCCCTCCAGGATCTTATCCGCAAGCGGCTTTTTCTTCTGCCCGGAACCGATGCGCGCGCCGCCCCGGTTGGTACCGTCCTTCGCCATACACATCACCTCGATTCTAAAATTAATTGGGTCCCCGCAAAGCCGCAGGCTTTGTGGGGAGAGGAGGAGAACGGAGCGGAGCGAATGCCCGCCATCAGGAGGGCGCAGCACAGCGCAGTTTGCGACGACGAGGGTATATACCCGTTTGAAACCGCGGCTTTTCGCGCGCAACCCCACGCCCGTTGCACGCTTGAAAGCTCGCGGAGATTTTGACCGCCCCTCGTTTAAGAAAAAATTATCTTCTTTGCCAGCGTCCGCCTTCGCGCGCTGTGATCTCGGAGTGACAGGAAGTACACAAACTCATAAGGTTGCTCTCGTCATGGGCGCCGCCCTTGGACAGCGGCGCGATATGGTGAACCTCCTCGGAGGGCGTAAGCCTGCCGACCTTGAGACACCGCTCGCACAACGGGTGAGCCGCGATATACCGGTCGCGGATGCGCTTCCAGGCCCGGCCATATCGCTTGCGCGCGGCAGGGTCGCGCTCGTATTTGTTGTACCTTGCGTCCATTTCCTTTTGATGCTTCTCGCAATACCGGCCATCCGTCAGCTCCGCACAGCCGGGATAGCTGCACGGCCGTTTGGGTTTCCTTGGCATACGGCCGCCTCCCGGGTAAAGCAAAAGCCCTCGAAGCGGCCGCTCCAAAGGCTTCTCGCTTTATTTTGCAGTTTTTGATGTTACCAGTATAGCGCGTCAAAAAGCAAAAGTCGTCCGCGATTTTGGACATATCATTTGCCGTACAGCAAGATGGTCAGTCTCTCCAACGCGCGGTTTTTCTTTTTGTAGGCTGAGGAACGTTCGATATGGAATCGGTCGCAGATGTTCCCGATCGCGTCGACCTGCCGTGAATCCTCGTTATGATAGAACTCCGACAAAACAAACTGTTCATCCTCGGTCAAAGCGTCCCACGCGGGTTTGAACCACTCCATGTACTCAAGCGCCCTGCGGTATCGTTCCTTGAGAACGTCGATCTCGTCCAGCGTCGCCGCCAGCCGCGCTTCACCGGCTTTCGGGTTTTTCGTTCCGGGTATACCGGTCGGCGTGGACGAGCGCATCGCCGTCAGCTTTTCCGCAGCTTCATCCAAATCGTCGGCGTGGTTCCGAATGATATACTCCATGCTGGAGTAATCCTTCAAGGCGTCGATGACCGCCGCCCTTTTATCTAAATATATCCAAGCTATCGTCATGAGCAGCCACCTCCAAGGTATCAAGAATGGATCGCACATCCTCGACGCTCATCACTTTGAAGGCCTCGCCCTTGGCGGCTCTGATTTTCCGGATCGTAGCTTCCTGCAGCTTTGTCAGCTTGCCGGAGGTTGTCTTCACCTCGAAGGCGACGAACCTGCCGCCTATGCAGCAGATGATATCCGGCAAACCGGCTGTGCCGTACATGCCGCCGTGCTCTTTCCAGCAAAAGCAGCGGGGCACAGTCTTTAGGTAACGCATGATCGCGTTCACAATGTCCTTTTCCGTCATACCAACCCTCCGTTCCGAACGGCCGCGAACGGGAGACGAACGGGTCTGAAACCGGATTTGTCCGGTTTTTATGCGGGTTTGAACGGAGTGAACGGGTATCCAGCCGCTTCTTATATATATCTTAATTTTTTTACTACATATAGCTTTCTGGTTCTATACGCAAGAAATAGGGAAAAGCGGTTCAACCCGTTCAAAGCCTTATATCATGCGGATTCCCTTCCATGTTTTGCGGCGGCTGACCCGTTCAAGTCCGCGCTCGACCCGTTCGCCCAAGCCCTCGATGTCTTTATTGAAGTTGGCCTGAGACATAGGCTTCAGGCCGTTTTTGTGGCAGTACTCCCGATACTGCTGAAAAAGCAGGCCGTTTTTATGACAGTACTCCCGATACTGCTGAAACAGCTCCTCGCGGATGCTTTCCGCGTTTTCGTCCAGCTCGCAGCATTCCTCCACGAAGGACAGCGCGCTGTTGCTTTCCACCTTGTAGCGCCGCATCTCGGCGCGGGTAGCTTCCGTTTCGGAGAACAGGTAACCGTTGCCCATGAGCCGTTTCAAACCGGCCAACGCCCACATAAAGATGCCGTCGCGCTCCGCCGCCAGCTTCTCTAGCAGGTTGGGATCCCGTTTCTCAGGCGGCACGGTGTTCGCAAACCGGATGATGATGAGCCTACGGTAAAAGCCCTCGCTGCGGTCTCCGTAGTTTCGCGGGATCTCGTTGCAAGAAAAAAGCAGCCGCGCATAAGGCTTGAAGCTGAATGGGTTCTTATTTTTCCTTTCGGCGGTGATGTAGTCCTCGCCGGTGAGCGCCTTGAAAATGCCGTTGTCGTCCACGCTTTTTGAAGGCAGGTCGGCAAAGATGTTTGCCAGCTTACCGAACAGCTCCGCCGTCTTGAACCGGTCGGAAAGCGACTGCCACGGGACGTTTGACACGTTTTCGCTGCCCAGGAGGATTTCCTGCGCGATGGACAGCAGCGTCGATTTGCCCGCGTTGGGCGCGCCCACCAGCACAAAGCTCTTTTGGGCTTTGTTCACCGGGATCAGGAAATAGCCGAATATCTCCTGCAGCAGGTGAATCTCCGGCTCCTGCAGAACGCTTTTCAGAAACTTCATGAACCGCGGGCATCCGGCGTTCTCCCGGTACGCCGCCCTGAGCTGCACCGTCGAGTAATATTCGGGCGTGTGAGGCTTGAAGCTTCCGTCGAGGACGTTGTACAGGCCGTTCGCCGCGTTGATGATGAAGGGATTGGAGTTGATCTCCCGGATCGGCTTATAAATGAGCATGCGCCACTGACCCTCGGTATCGTTGATGGCCGACATGGTGGCATACCGGTCGATGAGATGCTCGCGCACCCTGGCCGCCGCCTGTAAGTCCGACGCGGCTTTGTACACGCCGTCTTCGTAGAGGTAATAGCTCTCCGCGCCGTAAAAGGCGTCCACGTTTTTGGCCATATGATTGGCCAGCAGGCCCGAAACGAACCGCAGGCCCCGATCCGTCGCTTCGTACCAGTCGGGAAGCTCCTCGCCTGAGGTTTCCCGTTTCGTATCCTTATTGTCCCGATAGACTTTATACAGCTCCTTCTGCTGCGCCGCCAGCGGCTTGACCGCGCTCGTTTTCAGCCCAAAATGCTCCTTCAGCTCATACTCGATGAACGTCGCCGCGACGACCGAATCCACGTTGTACAGGAAATCACGGACAAATTCCTGCGCGGTCTGCATGTCGTCCACCGCGGATTTTTTGACCTCAAGCTCCGAAAGAAAGACACGAAGGTCCTCTACGGCAAGCGGTTTATAGCAAAGCGCGGCGGGAGCCTTGCAGCCGCAGCCGCCGTCCTCCAGCCTTGGGCATTTGAAGCCTTTTTCCGCGAGAGTCCTGCAGGTGATGGGCTTGGTGCCGGATTCGAGGAAATGGTTGATCTTATCCTGCGTTTCCTTGCGGTCGTAGCGCGGATACGCCTTGGAAAGCGCGTGAACGGCGCGGTCGCCGCCCTCGAACAC